GGTTTATATTTCATATGTATTATGAAATAATGTCTAAGCCAAATAAATCACAGATCAAGAGAGACTTTATTATGAAACATAAAGAAAAAATATTGAATATAGTAACTGAGATGCTAAATAAAGATGCGCCTATATCGTTTAATAATTATGATATATACAAAGAATCATTTATGACATTTGCACAAGAAATAGTAGAAAAACACACTTTATTAAATGAACCAAAAATAGAATATATAATAAAAGATGCTGAATTGATAGATAAACAAATATTAATAAAACCTAAAACAAAGAGTGTTGTAGAAATAATGAAAAAATATAATGATAATATATGAAACCGTTTAAATTATTAAACTGTCATCCAAAAAAAACAAGAAAGAATAATACGTGTTATGATGATAAAACTATCATGAAATTAAAAGAATTATGGAATCAAAATAATAAAAACAAAATAACATCTATGCGCCCCGACGCAATATGGAATGAGCTAAAAGTAAAAATAAAAGAATGTAGCAATGAGCTTTGTTGGTTAGACAAACTTGTTCCTGAAAACGATAAGAGAAAACGGATTAAAAAGGAAAATTTTGTACCAGATGCACCATTAGCCGAATGGAAAAAATATAACAACTGGCTAAGTAGCAAAGAGTTTGACGATATTATGGGACAGTACATGGAAGTATATCCTAATTTTTTGTATTTAGGTCCATCTCCAATTGATTTTGATGAAATAATAGACGGTAAATGTGTTTGGCCTACTATATGTAATTTAAATATGAGAGATCAACTCAAAAGAGGTATAACTAAAATTGGTGTAGTTTTAAATTTGGATACTCACAATGAAAAGGGTAGTCATTGGGTTGGGATATTTATTGATATTAAAAAAAAATTCATCTTTTATTTTGATTCTACGGGCAATACATATCCATCAGAAGTTGTAAAATTTAATCAACGTATACAAGAACAATGTGCCAAATTAAATATTAAATTAGATATAATTCATAATAAAACGATACAACATCAACACGGTCCTTCTGAGTGTGGTATGTATGTATTATATTTTATTATTTCTTTATTATTAGAAACAAAAGAATACAAATTCTTTTTGGATGAGAGAATCAGCGATAGTGATATGAGTAAATTGAGAGATGTTTATTTTAATAAACTATAATTTAAATGTTATTTGAATAGTATACTTACATGAATACCATTCAAAATAAAAGTTATTTATGGGATCAATGTTCACAAAAAGGATTATTTGTAAACATACCAGCAAACTCTGCGGAAAAAGTACAAGCTTTATTTGAATCTTCTGTTGAAAGATTTTCGGATAAAAAGGAAGATATTTCTTTATTAAATCAACAATTTTTAGATTCTTTCAAAGACGAAATAGTAAAAATGAATTCATTTGAAGAGAGACAAAAGGAATATGACGAAATGCTTAAAAATAAACCACCTCCAATTGATTTTACTGAAAAATTAAACGAACCCCTTAAGCAAGAAATTTGGACGCAACCCATTCAAGTTCATAAAGAGGTTGATTGGGGGCAGGTTATTAAAAGTCAAAATGATATTTTAATAAAAATATTAGAAACACAAGTAAAAATAATGATTATGCTTCAAAAAAAATAAAGAGTATTATTAATGACCTTACAAATTGTTATAATATTATTCATTATTTTATTATTATGTATACTTATTTATAATTTAAGAAAAAAAGAAGGCATGTGTGATAAAAATTGCAAGAAAACAAAAGATTGTACCGGCAGTGATCTAAGTAACTGTATGGTTGGGTTGCATTCTTGTCCAGAACCAGCGGCATCTGAAGATATTAAATGTATTGCTGATTTTGGAACATCAGTTGGCGATCCATTATGTTGTGGACAAGAAGGTGTATTACAAGATACCCGCTATGTATGCCCAAATACATTAAAAAAATGTCAAAATTTCAAGTGTGGTAGCGCATTTGGTAAATGTGTCTCAGGATAATACTGCCATATCATTGTCAATGTATCCAACCTCAACACTTATATTTTTTCTGAATGCCTTGTAATCATATAATTTTTGAGGAACAGATTCTGTATCTACTGCATATACAACTAATTTACCATCTGTCATGACTTCTTTCTTAAACAATGTAACTTGGTGAGTTTTTACACTTTGTTTTTGTAAAGGTTCTGATTTATATTCAATACCAGTAATCAAATTATCTTCGCGCTTCTTAAAAGGATATTGTACACACTTGTCCTTGTAGTTTACAATACAGTCAATTGATGCTTCTTTTAATGTATCTAAAAACATTTTTGATAATTTTCTTTTTCTCTCCATGATTTCAAATAATGATTCATCTGTTGTGATTGATCCGTCTTGGTTTTTCAATGATCCGTATTCGTCCAAGTCAGTTTCGCTTCCAAATATAGAAATATATAAATATATAGTAACATCTCTCAATTCTTCTGGTAAATTAGAATGACTACATATACGCCGTGCTCTGCCTATAACTTGATTTATACGTACATGGTGCCAATAAGGTTCCATAATATGTACAAATCGCGTATTTTTTAAATCAATACCTTCTGCACCCGATGCAGTTATCATAAGGAGCTTAATTATATCTCCATACATATTTTTGTCCTGAATCTCTGGAAAGAAACTACTAAGTTGGGCAACAATGTTATTGGGTAATGCATCATAATTACTATTGAATATATTTCTTATGATTTCTTTTTGTTCATTTGTTTCCGTACCGGTATACAATGCAAATACCCTTTTATTTCCTATATAAGCATCTTTGGGATACATATGATCTAATACAACGCCATAACCGCTGGATGTTCTCTCTATTTTAAGTTGAACGAACCCGTAATATTTCAATATAATGCTAAATATTCCGATACCTTCAACGCGTCTAAAATTACTATATAGTAAATGACAACCAACATTATCTTCATTGATTACATTTTTCAATATTTCTTTCATTTTAGGACTGTATGTATCCAATGTATTTGTTTCTGGATTCTCTGTTTGAACTAATTTAGGTACATCGCTATTAAAATAAAGATTTGGATTGGATGAAAACTCACTAAGTACACGCGTAATTCGGCGCTGATAATCGTTGTCTATTTTACGTTCTTCTACATCACTTTCGTCAAATTTACCATCAACATCATCTAACAATTCCTCGTTGGTTACTAAATCAACATCTTCTTCTGCAGGATCTTTTGAACTGGGCTTCGGTCTAGGCATTTCATCTGGAAATGCAAAATTACAACACGAACGAGAGAATACCCTGTATGTAGAGTTGAGTTCATCATTTTTTTTACCTTTTAAATTAGATTCTGTTTTTCTCTCAATGTGTCTTACACTATCGTAAATTTTCAGTTGATGTGGACTCATAATTACACGCACATAATGTATATCCTCATCACCATCCTTAACAATTTTAGGCATAAGTTCAGATTTGTCTCCCAAATAAGAAATCATTCCAATTATTTTACTTTGAAACCATTCTTTATTATTTATTTTTAAATCAGGTGTTACAAAATAACTGTTAAAATCTACATCTGTATCTGGTAATTTTTTATATTTTTGCATTTCCACATTTTTAATTTTGAAGCGTGTATCTTTTTGTAGAATTTTTAAAATTTCGTCGTAAAATTGTTCTCGTGTCATAGTATCTTCGTCATAAACCATTTTGCCAGAGGATTCTTTCTTAAACCCATATGGATTTTGAACTATTGTTAGTTTAGACCTCGGACGATCATATTCAATAACATCAATAAACGGCATTTTCAACGTGTCTTTAAAATATTCTATATTTATTTTAACATCGCTGACAATTAGGTTAATTTCAAGTGCAAATGTATATCCTCCAATCAAATTGAATAATACGCCAAGCTCGCATGGATAGTTAATGTACGGAGTACCAGTCAACGGAACAACTTTGCAGTTTTCCGCCATCAAGATGGCCTCATACATTTGAGTAGATACGGATGTTTTCTTTTTATTTAATTTATTTTGTATACGACTTACAAAATTGTGAACTTCATCTATTATAATAACACTATTATCAAACGGATTTATTGTACCACCCTGGGTATATTCTGTTACCCATTTACGATTGTTAATACCATTGTAATTTATATAATTATATTTACTTTTAATCATCAATTCTATTTGGGCTTCAATGATTTGTTGTTGTCTCTCATCCAACTGGTCAAAGTTAGGTTCTTCGTCAGGAGAAATCATCCAAACACCACCTTGGCTTCTGATAAATGAGAGTATTTCTTTTTGTGATTTGAAATATTCTTCTGTTATACCCGTTATCTGAAAAAAAGATTTTATCAAAGTGTCTGAAGAATCATCATACTCTTCAAAAATCCAATGATTATTTTTCTTGAATAATTGATCACCACAATACTTCATTTGTGTCCTGTAATTTGCTTGCAATGATGCAGGTGTCATTATAAATATTCTATGTGTATTTTTCATACCTTCCATAATAGTAATTGAACTACACGTTTTCCCGGACCCCAAACCATGATACAATAATAAACCTCTATATGGGGTATATGAATTTAAGTAACGAGCTACAATCATTTGATGAGTCAGCGGCTCAAATTCTTTTGCACCGGAATCACACGTAGCTGTATCTTTCTTAAAATCCAATTTAAGCATTTTACGCCTTATCTCTTCAATAAATTGTACACGATTGTTCAAGTATACGCTTTCAGGGACAACTAATTTTCCATGTTCTCTGTTATACTTTTCTATCAAAGCGTCATCTGTTATATCACTAACCAATGTATTTTCTGCTAATTCAGATGACCGTTTAGCATCTGCACGCTTAAGTTTTTTTCTTACTAACCCCTGTAAAATAATTGTTTGATTTAATTTAACGGCTTTTCCAAATATCTCTCTATCTACAAAATCTATACTTAATTCTTTTTGAAAATCTCGTAATGATTGTAATCTCGTTTTTAAATCTTCAATAATAGTGGTTGTTAATAATACAGGACCTCTTTGCTGAGGTAATAATTTAAATAATGCCAGGGCCATATAAAGTAGATGAATAAAATACTTTATTATACTTTGTCTATTTGTTTTAATGCTTCAAAACATGCAATTTGTTCTGCCTTCTTTTTGATTTTGTGTGTTCCTGATGCAAAGTACACGAACGTATGATTGTATTTTTTAATATTTTCAAATGATTTAATATTATCAAACGATATTGCCGAATCAGGGCTTTTACCATGAGAATCTTCTAATGATAAAAACACGCCCATTGTGTATCGCAACTCTTCATCATGATTTAGAATGATGTATTCGGGTGTTTTCTTAAACTCCTTTTGAATTTTTACTTGAAAAATATTTTTAAAATTGTCATCATTTTCTAATATTTCATTCCAATCTACGATCTTATCAAATATGGACTCTATAAATAATTGGCATATTTGAAATCCTGGACCAGAGCTAAAATAATTTGAGAATAATCTAGAAGAATCGTCTATTTTTATCTGATTGGAGTCTAGGAACAATGCACCTAAGAAAGCTTCAAATAAACACCCCAATTTTTTATAATTGCTTCGTATTTTCTTTTCTTCTGCGTTTTTAGAAATGATATACCATTTATTCAACCCTAATTTATAAGCAAGCTTGCCAATATGATCGTTTTTTACTAAACTTATTTTTTTTTCTGTCATAAATCCTTCATCTGCGTCTGGGAATCTCTTGTACAGATAAAATTTAGTGATACATTCTAATATCCCGTCTCCTAAAAATTCAAGCCTCTCATTTGATATTTTTTTCAATTCTATACAGTTATAAGGTCGCTGTACTAGTTTTATTTCATTATCATTTACATATGATCTGTGAATAAATGCTCTCTTAAATAAATCAATATTATTTATATTATAGAAAATATTAAATGAACCAAGCAGCTGTTTAATATTTTCATTAGAAATCTCTATATTTTTATCATTGTAAGGATTGTAAAGTTCTTCCATTATTTAAATAATCATTTAATATTTATATATTTTTTTTATATATTATGAGTTCTAATCAATATTTATATTCATTAATTGATATTCAAGAATTCAAATTAACTTCAAATATTGTTTCTACTATATTTGATTACATACTTCAATCATCGTGGAATGTTAGTACTATGAAAGTCTCTACTAAATTATCAGTTGGTGGAGATGGTGGACCCAGCTCTTACAATACATACATTAATGGAAGTGTTTTGATTCGTAATGATTGCGATGTAAATCAAAACATGTCTGTCATGGGTATAACGCGGTTGAATACAGTATATGTAACAAATAATGCAAATGTTTCAGGAAATATAATATTGGCTAACGACTTGATTATTGGAGGAAATATAACGAGCACTTCTGATAAACGTTTAAAAGAAAACATAATACCATTAAATGATTGTTTAAGCAAGGTAACAAAAATAAGCGGATACTCGTTTACAAGAAATGATCTAGAAGACAAAAATAAAAAATATTTAGGATTACTCGCCCAAGAAGTAGAAGAGGCTTTTCCGGAATTAGTTGTAGAAACAAATGGAATCAAGTCAATTAATTATCAATCTTTTGTTGCAGTTTTATTGGAATGTATCAAGGAATTAAATGATAAATTAGAAAATAAAATATTAATATAGATTATATGCCTTACATTAGAAGAATCGCTTCATTAGTGAATGGCGCGGATGCGTGCGGTGGTGGTATGAAAAAGCAGGGTTTAGTCTACGGTAGTGATCATGCTAGCATTAAAGGTAACTATTTGCCCCGTAATACTAAGTTACCTAAGGATTTTAAGTTTACATTACCTGGTCAAGCATCCAAGAGCTGTTGTGGTACTCTAACAAGGGGTGTATCTACTTATGCGGTTGTTCGTAGAACCCTATTGAATAATTAATTTAAAGACTGCGTTGTATTTTCTTTAATGATTTCAATTGATTCGCGTGAATCAGATTTAATAAAAATATTTGAATTTTTAAAACATCCTATTAATACATCTTCATTACATTTAGGAGATGCATTAATAGATAATATTATTATTGAGAGAAAAACTCTAACAGATCTTGCTGCAAGTATAAAAGACGGGCGTTATAAAGAACAATCATTTCGTTTAGAAAAGGCATTAGAAGAAAATTATAAAGTGTTTTACATGATTGAGGGTAATTTAGATTTGTATACAGGAACCATTCCAAAAGAAACGCTTGTCAGTGCAATGTACAGTTTAACATGTAAGGGGTTTCAAGTGTTATTGACCAAGAATACAAAAGAGACTGCGTTTTTTATGATACAGTTCTTTGAAAAAAATAAAAAATGTGATAAAAAAGAAGACGAAAAGGTGTACGAAGATACAATTGTATCAAAACAAAAAAATACTAATATAACGAGAGATAATATTAGTATATTCATGTTATGTCAAATACCAAGTATAAGCCATGTCACTGCAACGATTTTAATGGATAAGTATAAGCATATATCAGTATTAATGGAAGAAATGAAAAAGCCTAACATTTTAGAAGAATTTGAATATATAAACCCTAAAACAAATAAAACTAAAAAATTAAATAAAAATGTTATTCAAAAATTAAACGAATTTTTAAAGTAAACCTATATTTTGATTATCTTTATCATAAGAAGGATATTGGTTGCAATTGAATGGCGGGCGATCAATAGCATTATCCTTCATATATTGCATATTCGGTGTAGTTTGAACCACTGGTAGATTATGATTCATTCCTCCAATATTCAATGTTTGGTCAAAACTTGGACGTATTTCATACATTGGTGCACCTTGTGCATCAAATACTTTTTCTAAATGTAAAATAGGACATTTGATTTTGTTTGCTCTTTGCCATTCTAAGTATTCTTTGTAATCTTCTAAACTACCCATCTTCATAGGATTTACACCCGGTACACCTGCGTAATTTGGATTGTATACTAGATAATTATTTCCATCTTTGATCAATGTTGTTGGACATTGTCCTGTAACAAATGGTTCATATTGACGCGTAGAAAGAAAATAAATACCAAATACAAAAAGTACTAGCGTAAATAATAACATACTATTTTGACACAACTTCATTTTAGTCATTTTTAATATATACCTATATTATAATATGCCCAAAAAACCAAGAGTTACAAAATACAATGGAAAAAATGCAAAGCAATTTGATGAGAAAATAAAACATGTGAACGGAATAGCACTATTTCACCACCCATCGTGTATCCACTGCGTAATGTTAAGACCAAAATGGGAAATGATGAAGAAAAAGATAGACAACGATTGTGAGATATTAGAAGTAGAAGTAAGCGCTCTTGAACAATCTAATAGTCCAATACGTAACGAAATACAGGGATACCCAACGATAGTTCATTTGAAAGATGGAAGAATTGCTCATCACTTCAACGAAGAAAGAAATATAGAAAATATGATTAAATTTATCAATTATCATATAAATGATAGAATTCAAAATCTAGATTACAATTATAAAATAGTTAAGAACATAAACGGTAACAAACTTAAAAAGATTAAAAAAACAAAGAGCAAACGTAAAACTCGTAAGACTCGTAAAAATTGATTTATAGATAATGTCATATAGTATTGTAAAATGGCTGTCCGTTGCAAATTGATTGACTTTGTCGTTACTGAAAATGACAAATTCAAAATACAAATGTTCGGTATCAATGATAAACGAGAAACATTTTCCATTACCGTGAATGATTACAAACCATTTGTCTACTTAAAAGTGGGTACGCATTGGAATAAAACAGATTGTGATGAATTTATAGATCATTTGAAAAAAATACCTGAATTTAAATATGTTGCAAACAATATTATAAACTATGAATTAGTTCAGCGAAAAAAACTGTACGGTTTTGATGGAGGTAAATATTATAATTTCATTTGCATTTATTCTAAAAATATGCAGTTTATTCATAAATTAAAAACTCTTTATTATGATAAGGAGACACAACAAATCAACGAGGGTTATCTCTATAATGGTGTTTATACTACTATATATGAATGTCATATACCCCCACTTCTTCGTTTCTTTCACATACAAAAAATTAGTCCTTCTGGTTGGATTGAAATAGAAAATTACAAGAATTCTACACCGCAGACAACTTGTGATTATGAAATTAGTTGTAAGTACAAGGACGTTATATCAATTGACGATGATACGCTGGTTCCTTACAAAATATGTAGTTTTGATATTGAAGCCAGTAGTAGTCATGGAGATTTCCCCGAGGCAATTAAAAACTACAAGAAGGTTGCTTATGATATTGTATATTATATTCTAAATAATCATGTTGTAAAGGATGACATTAGTTACCTATTGAAGGAACTGTTGTACAATGTCTTTAGTTTTAAAGATTCATTGCAAATTGATAAGTGTTATATGAAACACGCTTATACAGAAGAAGAATTTGAAATAAATTATACAGAGTTCGTAAAGTCCGAATTAAAATATAGCAGGAAGATGGAGTCTAAATTGAAGTCTTATTTTGAAGATGAAACCGATATAAAAATTAAACAAGCAGACTGTTCTAACATTATCTCTCTTCTATCATCCGATATGGAATTGCCTACCCAAATGGCATATCTACTTGATTTACTTGATATAAACTTTCCTGAATTAAAAGGAGACGAGGTTACCTTTATTGGTAGTTCATTTATAAATTATGGCGAAGAAGAACCGTACTTACAGCATTGTATTTGTATTCAAGACACAGCGCAAGCAAAAGAAGGGCAGGTAATAGAATGCTATGCGAGCGAAAAAGAAATATTGTGTGCATGGACTGATCTAATACAAAGAGAAGATCCTGATATCATTATTGGGTACAATATATTCGGTTTTGATTACAAATTCATGTTTGAACGGTCAACTGAAACAGATTGTGTAGATGAATTCATGAATCTTGGGCGTAGTGAAACTTATGCAAAAGAATTACAAGAGCAGAGCATCGTACTTGCATCTGGTCCATATGATTTAAAATGGATTAATATGACTGGTAGGCTGCAAATTGATCTATATACCTATATGCGTAAGGAATTTACCCTAGGATCATACAAATTAGATTTTGTTGCATCTACAATGCTAAGTGATTCTGTAAAAAAATACGAAAATATAGAGGATAGATGCAACATTTATACAAAAAATATGAAGGGTATAGAAGTAGAAGGGTTTGTTCACTTTGAAATCATTAATAATTCAAGCGAGCTATATGAAGACGGTGCTAAATTTAAAGTGATTGGATTCCACGATCAAGGATTTACGATTGAAGGTAATATTCATTGTAGCGATAAAATGAACTGGGGTTTAGCTAAGGATGATATAAGTCCTCGTGATATATTTGAAATGACGAAACAAGGACCCACGGAAAAGGGACTTATCGCCAAATATTGTATTCAGGATTGTAATCTAGTACACAAACTATTTCAAAAAATAGACGTAATGACCTCATTCATCGAGATGAGTAAATTGTGTAGCGTACCAATCCAATTCTTGGTTCTAAGAGGACAAACAATCAAGCTGACAAGTTATATGGCATTGAAGTGCAGAGAGAAAGACGTGTTGATGCCTTTTATATCAAAGGGTGGCGATGAAGAAAGTTTAGAGGGTGCAAACGTGTTAGATCCTAAGTGTGGATTATATTTAGATGATCCAGTTGCATGTTTAGATTATAGTTCGCTGTATCCGACTTGCAGTATTACAAATAATATTTGCATGAGTAGTTTAGTTTGGAAAAAAACATTTGATTTAAAAGGTAATCTTATAAAAGTAAAAGGAGTACAAAATGCAAACAAGGAATTCATATATGATAATTTGCCTGGTTATGATTACGTAGATATACCACGCGACGATTATGAACCTGGTACTAAAAATGTAATAGGTAAAATAATGTGCAGATGGGCACAATATCCTGGAGACGATAAGGCTATATTTCCATCTATTCTAGAAGAATTACTAAAATCGCGTAAGTCTACGAAGAAACAAATGGAAAGAGAAACAGACCCTTTCAAAAAAAATATTCTAGATAAAAGACAGCTAAGTGTTAAAATTACTGCCAACAGTTTGTATGGCCAATCCGGATCAAAAATTAGTAGTTTTTACGACATTGATGTAGCCGCATCCATTACTGCAAGTGGTCGTATATTATTAGATTATGCAAAAAATGTAATTGAAACAGTATACCAAGGACCCGTAGATACTAAATACGGCGTCATGAATACAGCTGCTGAATATGTATACGGCGATACAGATTCGGTATTCTTTAAGTTTAATTTTACAAAAGACGGAAAGAAATTAGATGGTAGGACTGCACTTGAATTAACAATTGATCTTGCACAAAAAGCTGGTGAATTGGCAACTAGTTTCTTGAAGAAACCACATGACTTGGAGTACGAAAAAACATTCATGCCATTTTGCCTGTTGTCTAAGAAACGTTATGTCGGGATGCTATACGAACTAGATATAAATTCGTGTAAGCGTAAATCCATGGGTATTGTTTTGAAGAGGAGAGATAATGCAAATATAGTAAAAGATGTTTATGGAGGAATCATAGACATCTTGATGAAAGACAAAGATATAGACAAAGCAATATCATTCTTAAAATCATCCTTAGATGAGATTGTCAATGAAAGAGTACCGTCAGAGAAATTAATTATTAGTAAATCAATCCGATCCTTTTACAAAAATCCCAAACAAATTGCGCACAATGTTCTCTCGGAGAGAATAGGTGTACGTGATCCTGGAAATAAACCAGCTCCAGGAGACCGAATACCATATATTTACATTGATAACGGTAGTAAATTGCAGGGGGATAAGATAGAAACTCCGTCTTACATTAAGGAGCACAAATTGAAAATAGATTATGGTTATTATATCACGAATCAGATCATGAATCCCGTACTACAATTATTCTCTCTTGTATTATATGACATGAAGGAGTTCAAGAGACGCAAGGTTAGTTTTATACAAGAATTGTGTACTTATAAGGAAACAATGGAACCCGAAAAGTACATGAAAAAGGAACAAGCTCTTAAAGACAAAGAAGTTGAAAAAATATTATTTGAACCCTATTTAAGGATAAATAAAAATAAAAAAACAAATACAAAGTCTATTACTTCATTCTTTAAAAGTTAATTATGACGACGCTATATTTTTATATTTATAATACCAATTCATAGATAAGTAGTCTGATGAATTTGGCGTCTGATCACTTGCATTCATCTTCAATGATGGGCCTGATGAAAACAATGCTTGAATTTCATCATAATTAATCGCCTTTGAATAGTAACGCAAAGATGATATATATCCTTTGAAACCAGATGAATCACCGACGTAAGTATCATAGTAATTTTGTTTTGGTATATTTACCAAAATAGTTCTTTTTGTAAGTACGCCGTTAATATAGACATCTACATACGTGCCTTGCACTCGTATAGTACAGCATATCCATTTTTGCATTGGTATATCCGGTATAGTAATTGTTTCTTGAAACTCAGAATCTTGAGAATTGCTTGCATTAAATGTATTTAACACTACAATCAGGCTATTACTATTAGTACCAGGTACAAGGAATAATCCAGGAGATACATTTAAATATTTATTTACACTGGTGCCTTCGGGAGCTGTTGTTGTATTTGATCCCTTTGAGAAAATAAGAGCACCCCCCTTTGTATTTTCTATTCCCGTTACGTCTTGTACCATGAACCATACATTCCAAGTAAATTCTATACCCTGTGCTTTATTGATAGACCTAAATATTGGAATTGATTCAGCTACATTCGGATTAGCTGATATCACTTTCTTTACATTACTTGGAACCATGCCATTCAATATGTATGGATTATATTGTGGACCAAATAAATAAAACACTATGGATGATCCAATTTGAAATAATATTACGAATAATAAAATACACAGTATAAACATAACAAAATTTGATATTGCGCTATTTGCATTAAAAAACTCTTGAGTCATTGCTCCTAATTTACTTATGGCGGGAGTTTCACCTATATTACTTACCTTTTTCTGAGCATTTGCAACTTTTTCTCTAACAGTATTTGTCACGCTTTGTGCAACATTAGTTACCCTATTTTTTATTGCTTGTCCTGTGTTTGCAACTTTTTTAACAGCATTACTTGCTTGATTTGATAATTTTACTCGGTTTCCTAAATTACTTCTGATTCTATTAGTTGAATTCATTATATAATAAATTATATTTTAATTTATAACAAGTCAAACTCTGCCTTTACATTTTGATTTTCATAAAATGTGAACCTAGCATTATAACGATTCATGAAGTTATTGTTAAATCCCGTCTTGTATATTGTCCATGCTTCTTGAGGAGTTAAAAATCTATTATAATAACGAGTATTTGCGGTTGATCCACTAAAACCGCCATTTGGTGTAATTGAAAAATCTGGATTGGCGACTTCAGTTGTTTGTGGAATCACATATTGTGGGTTATCAGTTACAAATGTATTGACAAGCTTACCATTAATATATGTATCAACTGTTTTATCCCCGAAACATGCTGTGATACATACCCATTTCTGAATACTTATATTATCAATAATTATTGTTTGAGGATTTGCCGCCTTACGCGCTGTATCAAATGTGGAAAAGTTAATAATCAAATTATTCACATTACTGCCTAGATACATGCCCGGATTTGCTTGTCCTGATACCTTTCTTTCTAATATAGTCTTTTTATTACCATAACCTACATTCCAGTCCGATACATAAATCCACGTAGAAACAGAATATGATGTGGATGATGCGTTATAACTTGTACCGGTTATCACTTTTGGCTTGGACGCATCTAATGGTGATGACGTAAACTCATAATATGACTGAAACATTGGCAAATTAATAACTATAATTACAGTTATGATAGTGACAAATATTGTTAAAACTAATTTAGAAGTTCCTGCTATTTGATCAGTAGTTAATAAATAACCGCCAATTATTACAAATAATATCATGATAATCGTAGTAATATCCATTATAATTATAAAATATTAAAATTTTGGTTGCTTTAAATATAAACTGCCAATTTCATTCAACGAAAAAGGTTGTTCTGAATATAATAATTGTGCAATTCCGCCTAAATTAGAATTTGTATTAAAGCCAACTTGTAATATTTCATCTGGTGATATATAAGTAATAATATCTCCGCTAGTAGAGACCAAGTTATTGTTTATAAATAAATCAAATGTTCCATAATTATAATTCATGACAATATGATTCCACCTTTGATATAATATATTACTAGTGCTAAATATTACGTGGTCCTCATTTTTACGTTTTATTTCAACAGATAATTCTTTTGTGCTGTGATCATAATACATGGATGGACGTGACCCGTATGCTAAAATAGTATCTTTACCAAAAGTGGTATGATCTGAGAACAAGTATATCCAAAATGAAAAACTGTAATGGTACTTATTTCCGTTAATATTTCCAAGTAATGTTTGAGATAATCTACCCGAATTATAAAATGCTAAATTTAATAATAGTTTTTCATACCACCCCATGATCATTTCTTGTTTTTTTACAATCATGTCAATATATTCATTTACATTTCCAGATACATCGTGCAATGTGCTAGCGATTGAATCGTCACCATGCATTGCTTGTGATAAAATATATTTTTCATATTCGGATATAGATAAATGAACTGGCATTGTTTCGTGTGAGATGATACTTGTAAATCCTTCTGTAAATGATATATCAAATTGTAATTTGTTAGATTTTTGTAAACGTAATAACTCTTGTTCGTACCAAGGTCTTGATTTTATAATCAATTCTTCTAATTGAACTGAATCTAAACTTACCAGCCGTGTATTAAGATATCGTGGTTTGTCAATTAATAACAAAGGATTATTATAAGTTACATATGCTGACCCTAGATAAATTAAAGAGACTAATACTAATAGTATCAATAAAATGAATACAGTACTTGGTGTATTTTTAATATCCTTTTTCATGTACTCTATAAAATCTGAAAGTAAACATGGTATATAGAAAATAAGGTCCTTCAAAAAATCTACATATTCATTGTCAGTTTCATCTTCTCCGATTTTTGTATATGAATTAACTATTGATAATATTATAATCAATATTACTATCGTCAATAAAAGAGAAATGTCAAGTGATTTTACTAATACTTTGATCATTAAGTTATAAAAAATATAGAATGAAACAAAAGTGACAAATATTAATAAAAGCAATTTACCAAATGTAAATGTATGTGAAGTTAATTCAAGGGTCATATTCATTGTCGTATTACCTTCTTTCATACGTTTAAAAATAAATAGCATAACAAATGCAACCAATATTATATATATAATAACTAATGGTGTTCTGATATAATAGAATACGTTATCCGGATTGTAAAAAAACAGAAAATATCCATATGCGAATATAATAAAAAGTAGTAAAAAACTGGCAAATAGTCCCATGCTTCCATTTTGCGAATCCTTACTATTTCTTAATGTCTTTAAAATGCCATCCATTATAATTTATTTATATTAAATATTCTCCATAGAAGTTTTTTTACCGTGACAATTGCGGCACAAAGCCACTAGATTACTTATATCATTAGAACCACCCTGATCCAATCTTTTAATATGATCTACTTCAAACCAAGCCTTTAACATTTCCTTACATTCGCCACATTTCCAATTTTGATTGGAGGCTATAAATTTTTTCTTTGTTTCGCTAACACTTCGTTTATTTGTTTTACTTGGTTGTATTAATCTTTGTATTGCTTGATTCGGTTGATTCAAAAAAGGTGTCATCATATTTTTTGTATTTTTATCTATTGGTATCACGTTTACATATTGGTTTAATGCGTTCACTGCATCTACACTTTTACTTGGATTCCGTACTGTCATTAAATAAAAACCTAGGCCAAATATTCCTATTAATGCCATTTTATAATACTTTTGATATGTTTGAAATGATTTTATAACGAAGTTATCGTGATAAGTATTATATAGTAAACCGGCAGTTATAATAATAATAATAAAGGAAATATTCATTTATTTTTATATAGAAAATAAATTATGATAATAACTACACTAATAAAAATAACATGTTTTACCCATCTTCTTTCAATATGATTATCTTTGTATAAATAAGCAATAAATCTGTCATTATATTCGTTATATTCTAGATATCGTTTTTTTTGAATTATTCGGTAATCTTTGTATACCATATATCCATAATATTTCATAGTTTCGGTTTTATCGTAGAATGACTCTATTGGATATTTTCTAGTTATAGTAAATAGCACATTTTGTTTATCTTCTGGTAAAAAATAAGGTATAGATTCAAATAATTGTTTGATTTTTTTTTTATTTGCTTTATTGGGTACGTAAAAATAGCATGCAAATGCAATATAATCAAATACCATGTCTATATTCATTAAAATATAGTATATAAAAATTTTATATATTATTTATGAGAATGGAACAAAAATATTTATGCAATAACTGTGGTAATTATGGACATTTATTTTATAATTGTAAAAAACCAATCACTAGTTTAGGTATCGTATGTATAAGATATACGGATCAATATGAATATTTGCTAATACAGAGAAAAGATAGTTTGGGGTATGTTGATTTTTTAAGAGGAAAATACAATGAACACAATGAATACCAATTGAATCATATTATATCAGAAATGACAATTCAAGAAATAGACAACATCAAAACAAAACCTTATAAAGAATTGTGGGATAAATTGTGGAATAAAGTCAATGAAAAATATGAACAAAAAAATGAAGAAAAATATAACTATATTAAGGAAAATAAGGCGCATTTATTAATATACAATTCATGGGACCAACCTGAATGGGGTTTTCCAAAAGGCCGGCGAAACTTCAAGGAAAAAGATCTAGAATGTGCATTGAGAGAATTTGAAGAAGAAACAGGGTATAATAAAAAAAATATAAATATTATTAAAAATTTAAATCCATTTGATGAGCTATTTACAGGTTCCAATTTCAAATCATACAAACACAAATACTACTTGGCAAAAATAGATTACGAAAATAGTGTCAATGATACCAATTTTCAAAAAAGTGAGATCGGTGGTATGGGTTGGTTTAAATATGAGGACGCGATACAGAGAATCAGAGATTATAATATTGAAAAAATAGAAATATTGACAGCATTAAACAGTTTGTTGAAAAATAAATTGATATAAACATATAATTTGATATAATATAATGAAATTTATCATGATATTTTGCTCTCTAATTGTACCCATTGTTTCTTTCAATGAACAAAGGATATGCGTGAATTGTAAACATTTCAATAAAGATTATTGGACTAAGAATAAATTTGGTAAATGTGCATTATTTCCTAGAGAAGAAAATAACAAATCTTATTTGGTAGACGGTCACCATATTTTAGAAAACGATGAATATTATCATTGTTCAACAGCAAGAAGTTTTGATAGTATGTGTGGAGAAACAGGCAAATTTTTTGAAAAAAAGAATGGTTAATATTAATTGATTTAAATAAAAACATATATATATTGTACAATGTTTAATGAAAATTGGTACTCTGATTCACAAATTAATAACTTAATTAATTTATTGAAACAAGTAAAAAATATTGAAGGATCCATAATTGAAATAGGTTGTTGGGAAGGTAAATCTACTATTAGTTTAGCAAATGGTTGTTTTCCAGAAACATTGATTTGTAACGACACGTGGTTAGGAAATGTTCAGGAAAGTATTATTACAGGGGCGACACATGTTACCGAACTTATTTTGAGAGAAAGGGATGTTTATAGTATTTTTATTAATAATATGGAAAATAATACAAAAAAGAATTATATCATCGTTAAAGAAGATTGTATTGAATGGCTAAAGAGGTTTGAAGGATCTATTAAGTTTATCCACATTGATGCTTCACATGAATATGAAAGTGTGTATGAAACAATTAATCTTGCTTTACCAAAAATGGTAATTGGTGGAATAATTTGCGGCGATGATTACCAAACTGCTAATATTAACCGCAACGACTTGCATGGTGGTGTAGAAAGGGCTGTAAAAGAAACATTACCAAATCATAATAATATTGATAATTTGTGGTATTGTATAA